CGTCCTGAACAGAAGCATATTTTCACTTCCAATCTGAAGTATCAGATTATGCTGGATTCTGTTCAGGGTCGTGGTCCTGGAATGGCATTCATTCCTTATTGCTCCTTACCTGAATTAGAAGCTTGTATGGAGGTCTGGGGATTTATGGAGATGATTCACAGTCGTTCTTATACACATATCATCAAAAACGTTTATGCGGACCCCTCAGATGTATTTGACCACATCTTGACTGATGACCGCATTGTTGAACGTGCAATGAGTGTGACTGAAGCATATAATGATTTTGTTAATGCGGCACATCAATATGATAGTAGTAATGATTGGAAACACGCACTAGAAGAAGTCCCTTATGCACAAAACTCAAGATATGAACTCAAACGCAAACTCTTCAGAGCAATTGCAAATGTTAATATTCTTGAAGGTATTCGTTTTTACGTATCATTTGCATGTAGTTTTGCTTTTGGCGAACTCAAGCTTATGGAGGGAAGTGCAAAAATCATCTCATTAATTGCCAGAGATGAGAATCAACATCTTGCGATTACTCAAAATATTTTGAAGAAGTGGAGAGAAGGTGATGATCCTGATATGGCACAAATCTTCAAGGAAGAACAACGTTGGTTGTATTCCATGTTTGAAAGGACTGTAAATGAAGAAAAAGTCTGGGCAGAATATCTGTTCAAAGATGGTTCTATGATTGGTTTGAACGATAAACTACTACAGCAGTATGTTGAATGGATTGCCAATCGCAGAATGAAAGCAATTGGACTTAAACCGATCTATGACGTACCCGCAAAGAATAACCCACTTCCCTGGACGGAACATTGGATTTCGTCGAAGGGTCTCCAAGTTGCTCCTCAGGAGACAGAAGTTGAATCCTATATCGTCGGAGGAATCAAGCAAGATGTTACCGAAGACACCTTTGCCGGATTTAGTCTCTGAGTCATACGCAGCATATAGAGAGGCAGCAAAATCTGATACCTTTCTTTTTGGTGATTATGATGCGTATAAAGCATTTGAAGATCTGGATCAAGAGGACCCTTAGTGGTCCTCTTTTTTTTATAAATATCTTCATAGAAGGTATAAGAATTAAAAATGAGACCCTTATCGCAATCAGAATACGGAGAGATTAAAGATCTTTATAAAAGTGTATATGCTCCTAAGTTTGAAAGTATTTTGGATGAATTTACTGATGAGGATCTTGATGATCTTACTGAAGAATATATTGAAGAGCAGGTAAATGAGTTCTTCCAGGAATGTATAGAAGAAGGATTGGATGTTGATATTATTGAAGAAACAATTTGTGAATCGATTGACTCTTCCTTAGAACTCCTTAGTGAGGTAACCAGTCCTGCTAAGGTTGCTGCAGCAAGAATGAGATCCAAGCAAGCTGCAGCAGATGGAGAAGGTAGTGGTGATGCTGGTGCTAAGGCAAGAGCAAAGTTAAATGTTAGTAGACAAAAAGTCGGTGGTTCTTCTGAGAAGAAGGCATCAAAGCTTTCCATGGTAAAAGGTGCTGTCAAGAAAGCAGCATCTGCTGGAAAGGCAGGATTAAAGGCGGCAGGCAAAGCAGCACAAGGTGGTGTAGGACTTGCTGCGAGAGCAGTGGGGACGGCACAGAGAGCAGGTAGTGCAGTCAAGAGTGCTGCAAAGAGTGGATATGAAAGAGGTAAGCAGGGTTCTGGTGGTGGATCTTCTTCCACATCCTCTACATCAGGTAGTTCATCTTCATCTACATCGGGTAGTTCATCTTCATCTACATCGGGTAGTTCTTCGAGTGGATCTTCTTCGGGTTCCTCACCAGCACCTAGAAGGAGGAAGGATGGTCTTCTGAAGAGAGGACTGAAGAAACTAGTCAGAGGTGTTTCTAAAGGTGTTTCTGCTGCTGCTGGAGCAGTAAAAGCAGGTGCTGATTCTCTTTCTGATCGAGCAAGAAAAGAAGAATTTGATCTTCAGAAGGTTGATGAAGGATTGACTGGTGCGAGAGCAACTCGTGCTCGTCAGATGCAGGATACTGAAGTTAAGAGAGGTGGTGGAAAGAGAACTCCTGCTGATCGTGATACTGCTTTCAGACTTGGAACTGGCACCGGACCTGGCAGGGTCTCAGATAGACCCATAAAGAGTCAAAGTGACCAAGGTAAAGGTAATGCTGCCAAGCGTCGTATGAAGATGGAAGAACTAGAAGAAACCGGATTGTTCTCCGAAAAGGAGATTGAAGCAATCATGGAAGCAGATTCCCTAGCAGCAATGCAAGCAAGAAGAGAAAAACGTCTTGCCGCACAAAGAAAACGTGAAGGAACTACCGCATCTGGAAGAGACTTTGGTCGTGATGACTCATTGTCTGCTGCTCAACAAAAAGTAAGAAGAGATGCTGAGTATAAAGCAGGAATGAAGAAAGAAGAAGTTGAGGTTGATGAAGCAATGAGTTCTTATGATAGGAATCGTAAGAGAGCAGCGGAAAGAGCAGCAGCAAGAAATGCTGCTAGAGATGCTGGTAAGACTGGTGTAGTTCCTGGTGTAGGTTATGTAACTCCTAGAAGGGAAAGAGAAACCTATACTGATGAGAAAGGAACCGTCCGTCATAAGTCTGGAGCAAAGATGCCCAAAGACTGACATAATTCTTTGAGAGGGCTTGACACCCTCTCTTTTTTTGTTTAGACTAGGTTTGTCCCCGTTAAAGATAAATAATAGCTCATTGAGTTCTATACAATGAGTTATGATAATCCATGGATTTATGATGGGAAAATATTTGACTCTAATAATGTTTGCGATTACTTTGGGTTTGTTTACTGTATTACCAATAAGTCAAACTCACGACGTTACATTGGTCGAAAGTATTTTTGGTCGTTTAGAAAACCTCCTGGAAAAAAGAGAAAAGTAAAACAAGAATCTGATTGGAAGAAGTATTATGGTTCTTGTCCAGAGTTAAAAGAAGATATAAAAAAGTATGGCAAAGAGTTCTTCAGTAGAGAAATACTAAGTCTTCATAGTACAAAAGGAACTTGTAACTATGAGGAGACCAAGCAACTTTTTCTCAATAATGTCTTATCCGAGTCTCTTGACAACGGGTGCCCCGCATATTATAATAGTAACATTCTCGGGCGCTATATGCGAAAGGACTATGGTAACTTTGGAAAAGGCTCTGGAGATCACGCATGACTGGGCAGTTGACAGACTGCACACCCTCTGTGACATGAAGACAGATGATGTGTTAAAATCTGTTGATAATGCTCATGCGATTCAATCGGAGTTTGCCGAATGGTTAGACCCTAGCATTGAGGATCATGAAATTTATTCACTTGAATACCTTGGAGACAATGATTAAAACAATTTTTGGAATTGGAGCAGCTGCTCTTGCATCTTTATCACCTACAACTTCAGAGGTAAAAGAAGAGGTAGTAGTAAAATCAAAACCTGTGGAAATTCCTGTAGTAAAATATGAATCTACTTGGAAATGTCCAAACTGTTCATCAGAAGAAAAATACGTTCTCGAAAAACTTCAAGAAAAAACTAAAATTTCTGATCGCAATGCTCTTGCAACAATCATGGGCAATATCAAATCAGAATCTAATTTTCATGCGAATATCTGTGAAGGTGGGGATAGGGTTCCCTATGATCAATGTCTTAGTGGTGGATATGGCTGATTCAATGGACTACCGTCGCAAGATATAATGGATTGGGATCTTTTTGTAAAAAGTATGATTGCGATCCTAGTAGCATCGAAGGTCAGGTTCGTTACATGATTAACGAAAATCAATTTCAAAAAGTTCTTCCTGAATTTGAAGGAAGAGGATATAGTATCAGTCAATACATGGCACCTGCTTATTATTGGTTAGGATGGGGAATCAAAGGTAATAGAGAATATTATTCTTATAACTATAGTAAAAAATTGGTATGGGCATAATCAAAAAAATCAAACAGGTTTTTGAAACACAAACAACTCTTCTCATGAAGAAAGCAGGAACCTTCAAAGAAGAAGATGTTGAATGTTCTATTGATGAAGATTTAGTTGATTGTGTTGAATTAGATGAAGATCCAATTCATATTGGTATTCCGGCACCTGTTATTCCATCTACAGATGAATGGTTTAATCCACCAGTTTTAACTGAAAAAGGTATTGATTATATGGAACAAGAAACAGCAATTAAAATGCAGGATGATTTTTCTGTTGAACCTGATGATATTC